AACATACCCCGATGTCTGCTCCTCGACATATTGAACATAAGTAGCCCCGCCCGATGTCGTCGTCAATTTGAATGAGTTTGTGTCTTTATCAGCCACATAATAAATGCCGTTCAGCCACGACACATAAAGCGGGTCTGTATTACTGTACCCGTGAGCAGGTAAAAGCACAATCAAATCAGCCATTATTTCACCAGCGATTTAATATCGGCGGCAAGTCCTTCCGCCTGTCCGGCCAGTTTTAATAATTTATCCTTTTCCCTGACGAATAAATCGGCCAGTTCGGCAATTTTGCCGATACTTATTACTGCGCCGTCCGGCACATTACCGGAGTGCGAGCCGACAAGTTCAAGAAATTCCTTATTGGTAAGCGAAACCAGTATATCACCCGATATAATCCCTAATTTTTTCATTATGAAGCCACCTCACTAATTTTAATTGCCGCAAGCCACGTATTGCTATCGCCACTATACAGAGAAGCCGCTGAACCTTTGTTGTGATAAAAGGACATTGTGAGATAATCAGTATTGTTTAATGATGCCAGCGCAATAACATTTACCTTTGGTGCCATCGTTGTTCCCATAGAATACGCCGTAGAACTAATAAGCGAACTGCCATTCTTATAGAGATACAATCCTTCTATCACACCAGGTACTACAGATGCAAAACATATTGAACCCATAATAAGATATATACCGGATTCACCTGGTGTAATTTTATGATTTGTCGTGTCAATAATCCCTGTTGATGATTGGAAATTGACCGTATCAAATGCAATCTGTGTTATTGTGCCTGTTGGTATTGACTGGTTAGTGCCGAGATATGTATTTGCATAAACGGCATTAACTTTTGTTATACCTGTCGATGTATGCCCTACACCAAGAAACTCATTAAGTAATGTACCCCACGTCCCCGCCGAACCACCTACTGTTGGTAATGATGCCATTATACCGTACCTCCGTACCGGCTCTCACCATAACTGCCACAACCATATCTGACAGTACTTGAAGCCAATACAATATTTTGTGAACCATAACCAGAATCGACGACCGCCGCCGAATCCAGCATTACGGCTTCATCATCAGTTGAAATCAGCCGAGATGAAAATTTTTCTATATAATAAACATAACTGCTGTTGATATACCTGCAAACAACCACCCAAACCTCATCCTCGTTATCCGCCCTAATCGTGCATACACTCTTAAACCACGCCGTATGCGTATTCGCCGAACCCGAATTGCCTAACAATCTTCGACACCACGCAGCAACCGATTCCGTAGGCTCATAAGTGAGTACACATAATACTCCATCGGAGCGTACTACAAATAATTGTGCATCCGGTATTCTTGCAATTGCCATATCCACCGGCGAATAATTCCTGAATAAATGGTCGGCAAGTAATGTTGCGTCATTAGATTCAAGACGCTCTGTGTTTGGATTAAAAACCATCGCCCTTATCTTTTTGCCCTGGCCCTGAACAAAAAACAATGCATCATTCAATAACTGCGGCTGTATACAATCACTGCCAAGCGCAGTCTGTGGCCTTACCCTTTTATCAATCTCCGTTATCGGGTCTCTTGAATCATTGGCACTTACAAGATATTCCTTATTCGCAGTCCCCACCGCCATAACATCTCTTGCCGCAATCCACTGAATCCGTGAAACATCATTGTCCTGTATCTCAACAATCACAGCATCATTATCTTCGGCACCATTCGTCTGGTCTTCATATTCGCCCGAACGGGACATCCATATATGCTGAGGATTGTTAGTTGTGGAGGCCCAGCAGAGCCTGTCTTCATAAAAGGTGACACACTTCGGCCATCCGCGATAATCACTCCACGCACCCTCTGCCCACATTGAAGTATCCACAGCCGAATTTGAACTGTTATCACTCATTACTGCATCAACTACAGTCACCTGAAGGACGGTAGGACTTGTGTATGCAGTGCATTTCACTATGCCGTAATTTATCTGGCCGACAGCAGTGAACTTAAAATTTGACACCGCACCGGAGGCTGTATATGCGTAATAGACATCGTCTTCTGTTTCTTCTCCGGCAAAACTGGTTGCTGTATAAAATGTTCTATACTGCTGCCATGAACCATTGCCCTCTTTTCGCCATAAAATACTTTGGCCGGAATAGTCTGTATAAAGAGAAAATGCACCCTTTGTTTTAACCCATCTTGTGGAATCCGCCGGTGTGGTATTACTTAGATTATCAGGAATTGTAACAACATTATCCGCCCTTGTGTGCTTAAGCAGCCATATACTCCCCTCGTGCGTTGCTAAAAACGGCGTATGCCCGCCGGATGCAGTAAGAGTTCCTGTCGCACCGGCTGGGAAATAATAACCACTCCTTGGCGTACCGCCTGTTGCGGCAAAACCTAATGTATATGCAGATACTGTGTTCTCGTTCAGAAAGGGGCCGCCCTTAAAATCTATCGCCGAAATCGTCCAGTTGTTATCTGCCAGTCTTGTAAGTTTTCTGGGCTGATAACTGTCGTGAGCAAAATATATCACGTCCGCCGACTGGGTATAATGAAGTTTAAATACATCCGCAGCACTGTAAGGCGTCGTAATTTCATAATACCTCTTTACCGTTCCACCGGATGTATAAGCGGTATAATTACTGCCGTTGTAAGATGTGCCGTTCAGAGTAAAAGTGTTTGTGTCAACCACAGTGATAGTGTATTCGGTGTCCGGGTCTGTGCTTACATAATTTATTTCCGTAGTGCCGCCAACATCGTAAAATCGCACTACATTTCCGGTAACAAAGCCGTGCGATGCTGCAGTAATACTCACCGGCTGACCTATTGTAAGCGTTATATTCGACAGTGATACCGCATCCGACAGAACCCGCTCGCCATTCTTGAAAAAACGGGCGTATTGATTTCCCATCTCAATTATCATCGAGTCGTCTGCCGAAAAAACAAACGGTATAAGCCTGCACGCACCTTTCGCAGCCGCAACATACTCCGTACCAGGCGATTTCTCAACGCCGCCGTGCGGTAAAACATACCCATTTATCAACTGGGCAACGCCGCTGTGATACTTCTCAAAGTCCGTCCTTGCGTCCATGTGTGGGCTAAGCTCGCCCGCATTAAGAGAATTTTTAATATACTTAAACGGCATTTATTTTTCCGCAGTATAATAAAGCCATATCGTCAAACCGGTAAGACTATCCGCATTTGATACGGTAATAGTATGGCTATAACCGCAGGGCGGCCCGCCATAATAATTCCCGTTTGCACTTAAGGCCTCAACAATCTCATCATAGTCCGTACCGGACACAGAAATAGATTTCGTATAATAGTTTTTACCACTGGTATCAGCTATCGCAATTGACCACGCAGCATCTGTACCGGTCACATCAAGGATTACACGCTCAAGATTCCCCCAAAACCGGTCATTCAAAGTAATAGTTTCACTCGATGCAATCGTGCCGGAAAGCACTATCTTTTGGATAAGATGTGTTTTTCTCGCATCCCAGTATGCGTTCTGAGTCTGTGTGGCAGCACCGTAAGCCTTCCTTGCCGGTATAGTCCACATCACAAGGGTTGCAAACAATACCGCAAGCAAAACCATTGACAATGTCCATATCATTTTTTGTGTCTTCATTATGAACTCCTTGACCTAATCCATTCACTCGATGGAAATATAGTTCGTGGTTTGCCCTGCTGCGAGTCAACACTCCTCGCCTGAGGCATAACCAATTTTTCATACTCTTGTATAAGCATATTCCTGGTGTCAACATCATTAGTTATCTCAGTACTTATCTTAATTGCCAACTTCATAGCAACAGCATTCTTCAGCCTTGCCGAATAATTAGATATAGCAGTACTGTTTGAAATATACTCAATCGCAAGCGTGACATAGTCCCCGCCCTGACTCGTCCAGTATCCACCGGCCAAATCGTCCGCCCATACTCCCGCCGTATGGCTTACTGCACAAAGATAAGTAATATCACTCACTGATACATACTGACCAGCCACATAATCAGTATCGGTAACCCACGCAGGAGTCTCATCATAATAATCTGTGAGTATCTTCGACCCCTCAACTTCCCAGCCGTTTTNATCTACAACATACTTATCTGTGCCAATACTTACAATCCTCACGCAATCACTCGGCAGCGGAAACTGATAATCATAGCCAAACAGCGGCGCAGTAGTGCTTTGCATAACTATCGTGCGGGTCTTGGCCTCATTCCAGATATGAGAAGCAAGAACCTCATCTCTGGCAAGTGTGTAATACCTTTCACATATTTGATACTGTTTGGCATCCGTACTACCCTCGGTAACTTTACTATCGCCTACATAACCGAGAGCCAGATTGTATAAAGTCTCCTGGTCACTAAGTGCCATATACCACCTCAAAACAGGGCGGAGACATTATGCCCCCGCCCTTATCAGCATCAATCAACACTGTAAAACATCTTAACGCAAATACCTTCCGTTGCCGTCAACGCAGCGGTCGCAGTTGTAAAAATCACATCCGCATCTGCTTCCAGCTTGGAATCCATTGCGTTAGTATAAGTAGTCCCGTCCGGTTTCGGTACGACTATCTGCGGCGTAGCACTGTTCAATGCAGCAACATTGCCAAACAAATCAGGGTCGCCGGCAATACCAAGAGAGCCAGTGACCCCAAGTGTCATTGCATGTGGTTCGTCATAACTATCAGAATCAACAGGATATACTACCGAATACTGAACTATCGCACCTTTGGGTATTCTTATGCCAAGATGAGCAGTACTGCCTATATCAAGGTCGGTACCTGATGCATAAAATGTATCCATAGCACAATGAATATTACCCTTCCCTATCTTTGCGGGCAGAAAGGTACTAATAGTCGGACTATTTACACTGTCATAGTTAGTTCCATAAAAAGTTCCCATTGCCATAATTAAACCCCTTTCAAGAGTTAAAGGTTAATAACAAATTAAACACATTCGATTTTAATGACCTTGTCTTCGTCCATACGAATAGCATTCATACCGCAACGAGCGGAAAGCTGATAAACCTGCTTGCGAGTGTCCCAGTCAACATTGAAAATCGGCGACTCGTGCTGAGCAAAGAGAATACCCTCTTTACTGTAAGCATAACATTCATAAACATCCGTGGTGCCATCAACAGCATTATCTGTGCCAAGCGTCACATTGTAATCAACAATGAACTCAAAGCCGTGATACGACATCAGCTTACCCTCAGCCAACGCACGAATCGGGCTGGTGTCGAGACTCTGTATCTGCGCTTCTCGGAATAAATCCGAAATCTGCTTCGGCCCGCAAACAAGCATAAATATCTCGTTCGGGTCGTTCTTCAGGGTCACAAGAGCCTCCCTCGCCAATATGAGCTTTTCAATAGTCAAACCAGTGGATGTACCACCGGCAGCAAACGAATTTGTCGTATCGTGGACGATTGTCCTGCCACCCCCAGACGCCGGAGAAAATGCGGCATTATGGAAGGAATACGTCACCGAATCGGCAACATTCTTACCGCCGGTCACATTGGCTTTAAATGAATTGTAAATAACATCATTCTTCTTGCGTATAACACCCTTTGCAAGGGCCTGTATATACGCACTGGTGGGGTCAAGCTTCAAAGCAATATCATCTTCAGAATCCACATAGATAGCCTGACGATACCATACCGGACTAATCCATCTGCGGTTGTGCGCCATGTCCGTCACTGGAAGGTCTTCAAATCGATTGGCCTTCTCAGTCAACTCAACTGAGCCGACAAAATCATACGCCTGATTCTCGCCCTCAATTACATCAACCTTTGTCTTACCGGCATATACATCTTTCATTTCCTGAAGTATATGCTCATAACCGGCTTTGTAGGCCTTGTAAAATGCCTCCGTGTATCCGGTTATACTGTTCACGTTCCCGTAAAGTGTAGTACCCATACTTTAGCTCCTTTACAAAAAAAAGTTAATAAAATCATTCATCAACATTTTTCGGTAAAGGTTTTCTGCAAAGCAGGCCTTATACCTTACGATTCACGGCTCGTCATACCGGATAAAAATCCATTATCATCCCCGGACAAAACTTTTTACAGTCTGTTTCCCGACAGTTTTTAATCCGTGAAGCTCCAAAAACCTGTTATGCACCTTCTTATGGTCTGGGTGCAACCTGTCCCTGAAGGCATCACTTTTTAATATTTCCTCAAGCTCCTTATCAGGCGAAACCGCCTGCTTCGGACTGCCCTGAGGCAGCGAATCCTCACTCATTACCGACCCTACATTCACAAGAAACTCCAGCATATCAGGGTCGGCATTCAAACCATACTTCTCAAAATATTCCTTCTTGCCAAACTTCTCGGCAACCTTCTGAGCAAGCAACACTTTATTATCTAAATCACCCTTAAATTTTTCCCGCACAGCCTTCTCCCTGGCAGCCCTGTCCTGCTCCTGCTGCTGCTGCCACGCCTCAGTCTGGGCAACCGCCCTGTCAATCTCAAACTTAACTATATCATTAAACTGCTTCTTCGTAAGACCAAGCGGATGCGCAAACTTCCTGAAGTCGTCTATTATCGGCTCAAGCTCCTTAATATCAGTCTTGAAATCATAACCCTCAAATGTCTCCGGCCTGCCCAACTTGTTCCAAACATGCGACCATTCATCAGGATTGTCATCTTTGGGCAAAAGAATATAATCCCTGCCGCCGTGTATCTTGCTGAACTCAGACTCATTGTGCATATACGCCTTCGCAATATCTGCAATATTCTTAAACCCCTTCTTGGCCACAAGCTCCTTAACCTCAGAGGGAATCTGAGAATCCTTAAATGACTCAGTAAACGTTCCATCCGGCGCAATCGGACTATCCATAACATCATTATCATCAGGCATTGCTATTCTCCTCATAATCAAATTTCATATTCATCAACGCATTTATTCTTAACCAGACACGACGAGCACCCTCAAGATAACACACCTTGTAAGGGTCAATCGGCACGTCCCTGACAGAACTGGCATTCTGACCACAAAACATCTCAATGTCCCTTAATACCATCAGACCTTCCTCACTTGAAAATATATTTCTGTATGCAGCCGCAAGCCGCCGCCGCCGCTGCTCATTCTCCATTTTCAGTATCTCTGTCTCCGTCATCATAACTCCATAGCTAAACTGCCAGCCTCAGGCGACTTCGATATGTTCCGATACGCCTTCGACGCCTCAGCACCTATCTGCGACGCAGCCGCTGCACGCTCCAGCGCTGCACGCTCCTGCCTGACTATATCCCTTTCACGCTCATTCGTAAATATGTCAACAGGAACTCCATTGTTCAGCCCTGTATGCCTGAACGCCTTGTCCAAATCCATATTGTCAAATATATCAGGCTTAATCTGTAAATACGGCGCCCACTTGGCAAGATGAATTTCCACCGCATTACTCTGAAGCGTATTCATCGCCAAAGATAACCTGCCCTGATATACAATATCATACTCCAAACCCTTAGGAGGCGCATCTATCCGGCCAGCATCTATCAATAACTCAAGCGACCTCATTATCAACGGGTCAAGCATCTCCTTCTGCAGCGAACTCAACGCCGGTGCAAGCATACCAAACGACTCCTCAACCCGCTTGGACACCTCAAATGCCGTCATATTCTGATGCTCCGCAAGGGCCTGAAATAAATCATTAAAAAACCCAGCCTTTATCACCTGCTGCTGCTGAAGTATCAACTCGGCATTCAAATTAACATTCACTCCGGTATTCAAAGGCTGCGGCATCATAGCATCCGGCCTCTTATATATTATCCCATTCGCCTCAGTCACCGGCTGACCTATCACACCATCATCATCACACACTATCGGCGGATTCGCCGACTTCTCCGCAGACTGAATAAATGTCAACTTCATACGATTCAACATCTTAATCTCAGGTATAAGCTCAGTCGCCGGAGACCTGCCCCATATCTCATCAGGAGATTTGTCAAACCTGCCTACCAAAAAAGGATTACTCTTAAAACCAGACTCCTTAATGATAAACCTGTCTGCTTTATTAACCCAATACGACGCAAACCGCTTGCCACGGGCATCCTCTTTACTGGAATCATAATCATCACGCGGCAATACAGCATATAATATCTCAAACTTCTTATTCAAACTGTTAGGATCAGATTTGACCTCATCTATACTCTTACCACACGGCAAATCACCAAACCTCTGCTTTATCTGCCGCACCGTCATCGACGATAAATTATATACCACATCTATAACACCATCAGCATTCTCCTCTATCGCCATATCAGCTAAAGGCCAGCAACGATACACAAGGTCTCCTCTGACGCCCTTTGTTACCGATATAAAACCAGTACCAAATACACATAACGAATGTATCGCCGTAAACATCTCCCGCATAAAATTACTGCGCCATATCTCCTGATGAAGTGCATCCTCAGCACGCACAAGCCACTCACGATACACCATATTACTGTTATCAGACAGCCTTTTAGTCTTAAACCCAAACCACTTGCCACCAGTAGGCATAGCATAACTAAATATACCACTGGTCATACGATACGGCGCTATTATCGCCGTGGAATCATACACATCTATACCATATATCCTGCCGACAGGCCTCTCAATGCCTTTGTACATCTCCTGAGCCGCAGGCCAGCAATACTTGCCCACATCAGCCCACATAGACTTGTGCCTGTCCTTAACCTTACAGGCCTCATCATAACGGTCTATTATAGTATCAGCAGTAAGAGACATATTACACTAAAACTCTCAATACCTAATCAGTCCCGCCAAGCCTCTTCTTTAAGGCATTCTTAATCCCCGCAAACATAGTCTGCTTACGACCTATATCCGCTAACTGCTTCTTCTTGCGACGCTTAACATCCGCCTCCGACTCACTGTCAATCACCTTCTGTATAGGAGCTATCTCCCTGACATCAGGCAACTTCGACGTGTCCGGAGCCCTTACTAAATTACTCATATTACCCTGCCTTAATCATAAAATATACTCATTTATACTATACTTATACCTCTTATCCATATTGCCGTCAATATCTTTATTTGAAATTATACCAGCACGAGACGCCGCAAGCAAAAAATATAACGTGGCGTGAAAATAATGGTCGTTATCCCCCCGCCACCGCGGACGCGAAACCCCTGTATCAGGATTCTCCACTATATACTTCGCTATATTCGTCATCTCATTAACATACTCATCTATCTCCGCACTCCGACGAGGCAATAATAACTGACCACGCGTCGATACCACCGTATGCACCTTATCACACATCTCATTGCGATTACACTTAACTAAACCAGCCTCTCCATCAAACTGCGGCCTGTCAAGCATATACTCACTATACTGACAACGATATACCGTAAACGGCGATACCCGACTAAACTCCCGAACTGCATGCGTCTCAGGCATCGCATCCACAACCGCATACCTGACCCGACAACGCCTCGCCAAATCCCCTAAATCCTCAAACGAATTCACCCTGTACACACCAAGAACCTGATACGACTCCTTACCAGTCCGAATTCCAATCACCACATGCAGCACCTTGCCAACATCCACCCCCATCACCGTCTCACATTTACTCGACGAAATTATACTCTCATTACCACAACAACTATACACCGTCTGACCCGATAACTGATGCTCCGAATCCGCCCTCGCTAAACCCCATATACTATTGTAAAACTTGGTGAGCGTACCATTCGGCGGATTCTCATACCTGTCCATTATGTCCTCAAAATCAACATACGGACCACTAAACTGACTTATCCAATAACCACGCCACTTACTACCACTAACCTCATCCTCCCAATGACCATCACTCACCCGTATCGGACGACGACAATGAATACATACACGCCTCAACTCACCACCCACCCTGTCTATACACTTCGGAAATTCACGCTCCAAACACGTATAACGACCACATACCGAACACTTTATCTGCCAGACCCCCATACTCGACTGCGAATATAACCTGTCTATCCCATGACCCGGAAATGTCGGCGTCGATATGGCTATCTGCGCCTTTATCTTACTGTGCAAACACCTCTCCAATAACTGCTCCACAGCAAATTTATCATGCAAATCATACTCATCATACACCACACAATCCGCCTCAAACGAACGCAACGACGCATTATCCCGCGCATTCGTCCCCTCTATCACACTCGAACCCGCCCCAACAAATACTAAATTCGCCCCACCAACCTTCTTAACAAACGCACTATCCGTCGATACATACCGCCCTATCTTACCCTCATTACGCTCCAATAACGGCGTAAAACGCAACTTACTAAACTGCTCCACCTGCTTAACCGTAGGAAATGCATAATATACCCCCTGCGGATATATACCATATATCAACTTGTGCAACACCCGCAACTGCACCGTCAACGTCACCCCCATCTGCGCCGCCTTCTTCACACATATATATCGACTCTCATCCTCCAACAACGACCGCTGATACTCGTGTCCAACTAAACTATAACGCTCCCCACGCCCTATGTCTATCCCATCTAACGCCCATAACAACGGGTCTACAGCATACAAAACATCATTGTCTACCTCTACCGTTCTCTCCATACTATTTCTTAAAACTTAATATATAAATATAATATCCTTAAAACTTAATATATAAATATAATATCAATGTATAATTAAAAAGTGAAAGGACTATAGGTAAGTAGGTACTTGTGCGCGATACACGGGGCGGCTTCCGACGCATAGGGGGGTCGTAAAAAGAATGCTTATCAAAACCCACATATTTCATACTTTATCACCTTCAATTATTTGNTTCTCGATATTATTCACAATATCTGATATATCCTTATTGTTTT